AGCTAATTGAGGCATAATTTGAATAATACCTTTTATAATTGCCATTAAGATTTTAATACCAGACTCAATTATTTTAGGTAGGTTTTGCATGATGATATTTACAAGTTGAGTAATTATCTTAACTGCAGCATCTACAATCTTAGGAAGCATTTTTATGATCCCATCAACGATTGCCATTAAGATTTTTACACCTGCATCTAATATTTTAGGAAGATTAGTAATAATCATCTCAATAATTTTATTTACAAGCATGATAGCCGTGTCTACTAGATTAGGCAGAATCTTTACAATCCCATTAATAAGAGCCATTAAGATTTTAATACCTGCATCTAAGATTTTAGGAAGTAATGTAATAAGAGCATTTAATAAAGTATCCATTATCTTTAATGCAGCATCTATAAGCTTAGGAAGGTTATTCACGATTCCGTCAAGTATTGCCATTAAGATTTTCATACCTGCGTCTAGGATAATAGGAAGCAATGTCCCTATAGTATTCACAAGTGTATTAATCATTGTTACGGCTACATTAATCAAAGTAGTTACTACAGTAGGGAGAACTTGAACAAGCCCCTCAATAACCTTTGTAAGTATCGCAACTCCTTGCTCGATGAACTTAGGGAGATACAATACTATCAAATTAACCATAGTATCTATTACTGTAGTAATTGTAGTTAGTAACATTGGAAACATTGAGTTTATCCCTTGCACTATCGTAGGCAGAAAACGAGCTGCAGTAATTAAAAGTCCTGGGAGACCTCCCACAAGCATAGCTATTAGAGATGGGATAATATTCATAAATATTTGTCCTAGTTGTGAAGTATCTCCACCTAGAGCGAGCCTTATTGCTTCCACCATAGAGGTAACAGTAGTACGGATAGCCATTACTGCAGTTCCCATTAAGAGTGCAGCATTTTGGAATCCTGTAGGAAGATGCGTAATCCAATCATTCATGACGTCTCCTACAGTGATTACACTCCAGAGATACTTCCCTAAATTGACAAATGCTTGTCCTAGGCTATTAAGAGCAACTAAGGCAGGAGCTATTGCGTTCGCTATCCCTTGGATTGGAGCTGGCATGTTAGATACAACATCTCTAAAGTGATCGCCTGTAGTGAGTACGCTCCATAGATAAGTACTTAATTGAGCTAACATTGAACCAAAGCTATTTAGAGCAACCATTGCAGGAGAGAGTGCTGTGGCGATCCCCTGTATAGGAGCAGGTAATTTTGAAATTACATCCGCAAAGCTATCACCTGTTAAGAGAACATATCCGAGATACTTCCCTAGCTCTAAAGCATTGGCTCCGAACTGCTTCAATCCTGCAATTGTAGCAGTTAAGGCTTTCCCTCCAAGGTCCATCAAAGAGGCGGTCCATTGCTTAATGACTGCAATTACTCCTAAAACTCCATTTCTAAATGTTTCACTAGTTTTCCACAAGTGAGTAAACCCTACTACTAATCCGGCTATTGCTGCAGCTAATATCCATGCAGGAGCAGACATCATAGAGAACCCTGTAATGATTGGCATAATGACAGGTTTAATAGCAAACAAGATAGCTCTTAACCCTTTAAAGTATCCTATCCCTAGAGCTAAAGGTGTTAGGATTACCATCAGAGCAGGGACAAGCATCATCATCCCTTGGATAAACTTAGCTAATACAGGATGAGCTTCATTAAATTGAATAACCATCTCGGCTAGTTTAGCAATAAAGTTATACATAGGAGTCATTACAGCAGCAAACGCTTGGACCATTGGTTCAAATGCTTTAGCTAACTTTTCCAACATGTTATTGAAAGCTTCAGCGTACTTTGTATTTTCTTCCATAGCTCTTCCATGTAAAGCTCCATAGAACTTAGTTGCAGCAGCAGCAGCCAATCCAAATATGACAGGCAAAGCCATCATTTGAGTTCCTAAATCACGAATGAAGTCATTGTATTGCTTAACAGAAGCGTTTGCTCCTAAGAACTCTAGAGCTAGCTGCTGAGGGCTTCCAGATCGTGCTAATCTGTCCAATGAATCTACTGCAGATAGTGCAAGCCTACTTGTGTTATAAAGAGGATTATTCATCGTAGTAAGGTTATTCTGGAAACGGGAAGCAGTAGAGCTTGCGTTATTAAGAGTCCCTATAGTTTGATAAATACTCATGAGAGCCATTCTGTTAGAGTTGATAGCCTGGTCGTTTGCAGCCTTTTGAGCTTTACCTAACTCATTGATTCTAGCTATCATTTCATCAACCGAGCCTGTATAAGAGCCTGCAGACTGTACTAGCTGGAAGTATCCGTATTGAGTCTCTATTTGAGCCTCCCTAGCTCCAGACATACCTGCCTTCATTTGATGTTGATAAGCTTTCATTTCATTCATCATTGCCATATGAGCGTCAGATACTTGAGTATATCCTCTTGTAATATCGCTATTCATACGAGCAAAGTCTGACCCAAAGGACTGAGTAATCTCTCTAGAGTTGTTTCCCATATTGGACCCGATACGATTAATCTCATTGTTGATTTCTGTAACTTCTGTACGTGTAATACTGCTGAGTCTGTCTATCTCTGCCTGGTATTCACTATTGATTTGGGACACAATAGACTGTATGTTTGCTCCAATACGGATAAGCTCCTCATTTACTTGTGTAACCTCTCCCCGTACATCGCTATCAAGAGGGTTAAACCCATCATCAAATAACCTACGAGCAGCTTGTCCTATTGTGGTCATGTCTGCCCCGATTTCTCTGAGTTGAGCATTCACATCTGCTACGTTAGAGCCTACATTACTACCTATATTACTTAGTTGGTCATTTATATTATTTACATTTGAGCTTACATTCCCTCCAAGATTATTTATCTCTGAATTAAAAGCATCTCGTATAGTTCGAGCTACTGAGCTCATGTTAGAACCCATTCTACCTAGCTCTCTATTGATTCTCTCTACATCGCTACGTATATTAGAATTGTCTATTCGGGCATCTATCTTTACACTTCCGTCAGCCATGTATATTCACGCTCCTTTCGTCTAATTTAAAGAGTCTCCAGGAGCCCTGCTATGAGGTCTTAATCATCTGTTGTAGGTTTAACACCCTTGTTTTCTTGAGCTAGTTGCTTACGTGCTTCCTTGTAACGTCTCATGCGGTCCTCATAAGCTTTCAACTCTCTAGCCTCTCTCATGGCCTTCGCTTGTGGAAGCTCATAAAAGGCTTTTTTCTTCTTAATATCCTTCACCTGGTCCGCATTGTCTTTGGTCTTCTTAGGGACTTCACAAGTGCGGTACTTAATAGCAGTCTTCATAGTTGTCTCTTCTGATAAGTTATTGAATAGAGCTAGGAACTCGTTCCAGAGTAGCTTTCCTTGCTGCTCGATTAGATTAATATTGTAGTCAAACAAAAAGGACGAGAAAATCCGTTCAGCGTCTATAGTAAAGTCAACTATAGGAACCTCTTGGAATGTCTCGTCCTCTTCTGCTTCGTCTGTGGAGTTATCCTTATTTGTAATCTCATTGACTCGTTCTTTTTTATCAAGGTCTATATTGAGCTTTGCTTTAAAGATATCAATGAGAAGTTTATTAAGTTGTTCCCCGTTTAGCTGAGCTAGTAAGGAACGTTCTACTACAAGCATATTGAGGGCTATTAGAGGTTTGCTTTTATCAGACACCGTTTTATCATCGAATAGCTGCAGCATAACGAGGATATTATCATAGGAAAGGTTTAGCTCAATAGCCACGCCTCCCCAAGTTATTACATCTACGTTACGCTCTGTGAGTGAGAATCTCGGTCCCATAAGCGATCACCTTACTTCTTAGTGTTAGTCAAGTATGCGTCTAAGTTACTTCCAGCTTTAGCACGTAGCTCTGCTTCTACTAGTTTAGTTAAATAATTTACTAAACTAAATAGATTCATAATAGAGCGTCCTGCTTTCTCATACAGTTCCTCAAAAGTATCTTCACCTAAGAATATCTCGATAGCATCTTTTACAACCTCACGTTGCTTTGCATTCATATCACGTAGTTGTTCTGGAGTAGCTTCACGGATATCAACTTCTTCAGCCTGTAACTCCTTGGCTTTCTTCTCGTAAGCAACGAAACATTCTTGATACTTGAACATTGACTCATCATCAAAGCTCACCTTGTAAAGTTTCCCTGCTACATCAATCTCTCTATAAGTTTTCTCGAAGTTAAATTGAAACTTGTTTTCTACTACGTTAGTCATTATGGTTATCTCCCTTTGGTTTTATATTTGCCTCCGTCGAGGTTTTTAATTTATTCGAATAAGTTAAAAGTATATTTTGTACTATTTTTGTCACTTTAAAAAAGCTATCCACCGAGAAGGGAATCAATACAAGCTCCCTCTCAGTGTAATTCGATAGCATGAACGGAAGAGAAATGCAGAACTATTAAGCTGCGCCTTTTTCTGTAAATTTTGGAGCTCCGTCAAAGGAAATATTAAACTCAATCTCACCCTTGCTATTCGCATCTCCTCCGGGAACTTTGATCTCTGAGATAGTTGAAGGACCTTCCCATTTGTCACCGTTTGGCTCAGTCACTCTAAAGTCAGTCTTACGAGCGTCTCCAATTTGGTTAACTTTCTTAAGGATAAAGTCTTGAGCCTCATCGCCATAAGAACGATGACCTTCAAAGGAATAACTCATCATGAAACCAATAACAGAACGCTCAGAAGCGCCTCCACCATCATAGTAGTAGTCCTCTTCTACTTCCTCGTTATTATCGGGATCTACTGACTTGATACCCTTAGCAATAACAGCCCACTTAGGAGTAGACTCCGTTCCTACATTGATTTCAAATTTATAAAGATGGTTCAACAGATATGCCATATATTAATTACCTCCTATTTCTAATTCCGCAGAAAAAAGTGCGGTGTATATAAACTCATTTGCTGCTGTCTTCTCAACGAAATTAGGCTCCACATACACATTGAGTCGTCTTAGTGTATAGGAGCCATCAATAGCGTTAAATACACGCCTATGAACGTTATTTAGTTCCCTTGTAATAAATTCAACTGTGTTGTTTACTTCCAGTTGGTTACTACTTTTTGCGAGAATTTGAATTTGCTTGTTGATGTTTTCACCTTCGAAATATTGTTCTCCTGCTGCTGACGGAATCATTCTAATAGCAATACTTTTTCGCGGTGTATCATTTGCTCCTATATCCAATAAATCGGCTTTTATAGGAGCAAATAGGATACCCGGCTGCAAAGTAGTGGTTAAATGTTTCTTGACCGATTCAATTAGCCATATCATGTTTGTCCTCCTATAAGTTTCGCTTAATATCGTTTTCTACAATTCTTACCCAATCCGTTACATTCCTAGCTTTTGCCTCTTCGAACCAGAGCCCCATCGCATTAGGGTTCGCGTCATGAGAGAAAGAATATTGCGGATTCCAATACAAGCGTCGCGCATAAGGTGTTGACCATTCAATATGTCCCTCTCCTGGCCTGCTGAATCTAACGCCAGATCTTTCTAATTCACCTGTATCTTTCGGAATGTAGAAATTACTGTCTTTAAGCACCTGCTGATCTAGTGCAAATTGCGCTTTCTGAGTAGCTTCCATTACTTTCCCCTCGATATCAGGTGTATCAATTCGGATATTCAAACGAATCATACTAGCAGTACCTCCACATGATGAAGATTGCTTCTATCATAAAATTCACTGACTTTGCTAACGGTCATTTCTTTTCCGTTAAATATGACTTTGGACTTCTCCTCGAAAGTAACAGGTGTTGAATGAACTGCATCATGAAATAAGAGTATTTGCATAACAAGGCTCTCACCGTTTCCGTTAGATACGACAGTCTTCTTAGGCTCCACTCTTACTCTTTCGATTCTTACAGCAGGAGCATAGTTACCATTTCCACCCCATGTATCATCTTCTCCGGTATATTCCAGATAATCTACAGTGTGAATCAGCAATGATAACCGTATCGGTTTAGCCATGTACACCAATCCCTGCATAAAGAAGTCCTGTATGCTTCAGATAATCAACTACAGTAATCGCATAACGGTCATAATGACTAGGTGCACTTGCCGCTCCTGCACTCATTCCATTCTCAGAATAAGCTCCAACAGAGAAACCGCCGCCGCCTTCACTTACAGTTGCAGAAGTAATGCCGTTAATAGCTAGAAATTCAACTTGTGCTGCAGTAGCTTTTTTGACTTGCTCACGAATAAAAGGAGCAACTTTATCGAAGTCAACTCCTTGTAATTTGTAACCTATGATGCTATCTATCTGCTCACTGGCTCTTTTTATCATTCTTTTTAATAACGTTTCATCAGAGACTTGAGTCCCTTCGTAATCGTTATTATAGTAATCAACATCTATATAAGGCATGTGATCACCTACTTGGCTGCAGATTTTTTAGGCGCTTTTAACTCTTTTAATTCCGCTTCTAGTTCTTCGATGCGATCAAGTGCTGCGTTATGCTCTGATACAGTAACATTGCGGCCGCCAGTAGCACGTTTGATGATCTTTCCTTCTTCGCCGATCTGATCAAAACCATCATTCAGATAGCTTTCTAAGAAGTCTTTTTCAATGTGTAATACTTTATTCAATCGTTGTACTTTTACTGTGTTACTCATGTAACCACCATTCCTTTCATAATAAATAAGAGAAAGTATAAAACCCTCTCTTATGCAATGATATTAATTTTAACGCCGTCAACTTTAGCGCCTAAAATGA